CTTTCGAAGATTTTTTTTCGCGACTAGTTCTGTAAGGGGTTCGATTTTAGGCTAAAAATGAAGAAAAAGGAAGATTTTGGGTTTTTGAGTGATCGCGGGATAGAATTTTTCAACCGGATCAAGGCTCACTGTGAGGCTAACAAAATCCTATTCGAAATAGACGAATTGGAGTTGGCGATGCTGGCGAACAGCTTTGATTTATACGCCACCAATGCGGCCCTTTGCCGGGATGACGGCTCTACCCAAAGCCCCAAAGAGGGCGGGTGGGATCAGGTCAGGCCGGAATACACGATCATGAAAAACGAGTATCAGAATATTTTGAAGCACTCGCCAAAGTTTGGTCTGAATCCTGGGGACCGGGCGCGAATATTCGGGGGTATGAAGGCGGCAAAGAAAACAGGTTTTGTGCTTAAATGAGCGAAGCCGAGAAATACGCAAGGGACGTAATTGACGGTAAGGTAATCGCCGGTAGGTTAATGCAACAGGCGGCTAAAAGGTTTCTTTCTGACCTTGAGAGGACCGACATCTATTTTGACGAGACGGAGGCAAATACGATCATCCGGTTTGCGGAAAACTATTGCTGTCTGTGGGAGGATAAGTGGAGGGGTGAAAAGGTAAAAGTGATGCCCTGGATGGCTTTTATCTGGCAACAGATTTACGGCTGGATCCGGAAGGAGGACGGCCTACGCAGGGTTAGGAGTGTTTACGTCCAGATAGCCAAAAAGAACGCTAAGAGTACGATCGCGGGGATTACGGCTAATTTCCATTTGTACGCAGATGAAAGGGTGAACACACCTAAAATATTTGTCGGGGCAAACAACGAAGATCAGGCGAAAATATGCGTAAACATCACCGGTAAAATCATCGAACAAAGCCCGGATTTATACTCATACGTGGAGGATGGGAAGGTCAATCTATTCAAGTACAAAGAGAATATCGTTAACATCGTTCACGTTGAGCGGGACGGGTTTATTAAGGCACTGTCAAAGGAAACCGGGGATAAAACTTCTACTCAGTCAGGCGGGAAACATGGTATAAATCCATCAATGGCTATTATCGACGAGTACGGATTGGCCGCTACGGATGACCTTCTAAACACGCTTGAATCAGCACAGGCCGCACGACAGGAACCGTTGCTATTCGTCATCACCACAGCCGGGTTCAATCGCTTTGGGCCTTGTTATGCAACCCTGAGAGATACGGGGATTAAGGTATTAAACGGGCAGATCGAAGATGATTCCTATTTGCCATTCATTTTTGAACCGGACGAAGAAGACAAGATCGACGACGAGGGTTCGTGGCCAAAGTCAAACCCTAACCTTGGGGTGTCTGTTAATGCTGAATTTCTACGGTCCAGAATCAGGACGGCAAAGAACCAGGGAGGAAGTAAAGAGGTCGATGTTAAGACCCTGAATTTTAATACATGGTGTGACGCTCCGAGCGTGTGGATTTCCTCGGACACTTGGAGGGCGAACAAACACGGAATAAGCGAAGATTCCCTGTTGGGTCAGACGTGCTATGCGGGGATTTACACGGCATCAAAAGAGAGCCTGAACGCCCTTGTGCTGTACTTCCCGGACTTCAACGGGAAACACGTTTTCAAATGCTGGACATGGCTTTGTGAGCGGTACAAAACAGACAACACGGAGCATATCGACTATACGCGGTGGATAAATACCGGTTACGTCAAAACCACTCCGGGCAACGATGCCGACCATAAGATTATCGAAGCGGATGTACTTGAAATACTACCAAAGTACACCGTTCGGGTGATGGGGTATGACAAGACGTTTGGAACCTATGTGATTCCGGGGATTGAGGCGGCGGGGTATCAGGTTATGCCCATCCATCAGCATTTTTCCAAGCTGTCGCAGCCTACGGATTTGATCTCGAATTACGCCACCCGAGGTATAATTGAGCACTTCGACAATCCGGTGTTTGAATACCATGTAAGCGCGACGCAGATACACACCCACCACGACGGCAAACAAAAGCCGGATAAGTCAGGTAGCGGGTCACGAATCGGGGTTGTAAGCGCGGCCCTTAATGCGATGGTTGCAAAGGACGAGTACATAAAGATTTACGGTGAACTGGACTTAACATTTTTCTCACTCAAATGATCGACAAACTCAAAGGAATTGTGGTATGTGTCACGGTCGGGGCTTTGTTTTCGTTCGTGGCGTTCTGGATGGTTGGCGTTTACCCTGACAGAAGCTGGAAGGTTGTTTTCATCGTCAGCAGTTGTCAGGCGTTCGCGTTCTATGTGATGATGTGGGTATTTGACAGGGCTAAAATTACAGAGCATTGATCTGGAAAACACCTTGGGGCAGTCACATTGATCTGGATAAGATCGTGAGTGTTGAATTTGATGGGGTACATTTTCGGATATACTTCCAATTAATGGACAGCCCGGTCATGGTTTATTTCTCCTACCGTAGGGCAAAGGCAGATGTGATAACCAAAGAAACCGAATCGGAGGTTTTTAAAAGATGGCACGACGAACTTATTGAGGCTTGGCAAAAACATAAATCGAAATGATAAACGTCCTACCCTTCAAACAGTCTGATTCCTCCCGTTGTGGCCCTGCGGTGATTAAAATGATCCTTGGCTACTACGGAATAGACGCAACAGAGGACGAAATCTGCGGCTTATGCGGTCACTCCTACGAGAAGGGATGTGACGATAAAGGCATGGTGGAGGCCTTCAAACACTACGGTTTCCATACGAAGATACAGAACAATTCAACCCTGGAGGATTTAGAAAACTGGATCAGGATTCACGTTCCGGTGGTGGTGGATTTCTTTGTCTCAGGGACAACGATAGACGAATTGCCGGACGGTCATTCGGGTATAGTGGTGGACATTGACCGGGAGAGCGTGTATGTACTGGAGCCTTTAATGGCAAAGGTCATAAAGTTCCAGCGTCAGGACTTCATGCGGTGTTGGTTCGATTGGAAAGACGATGATTTCATTGTGCGGTGGGATAACATGGTACTCAGACAGATTTTAGTAGCGTTTCCTAAACAGATGGTGGAATGAAAAAGCCTGACCCTGATTTATTTATTGCCGTTGTCGTGGTGGTCGGAATGATCCTGATTTTTTGGCTAATGACGATGATATGAACGTACTGAAACCAAAGAAAAGACGAACCGGTGCGCCCAGCGATCCTTTCTACCAATCGAAGGAATGGAGGAAGTTTTCACAAACCTATTTAGCTACCCACAGCCTTTGCGTGGAGTGTTTGAAAAACGGAATATCCGAGCCGGCCCGACAGGTTGACCACATAGTCCAAAGGTCAAAAGGGGCTGCAGACTTCGATATGAACAACTTTCAGGCACTTTGCCTACGCTGTCACAACATCAAAAGAAACAAAGAATCACGAAACAATAAAGCTATACGATGAGTCCAAAGGAATACTATTCACGCTATCAGGCAGACGATAATCTGTCAGAACTTTCAAAAAGCCTTATCAATGCCGTAGTAAGCCATTCGCCCCGTTCCGTTCTTGACTTCGGATGTGGGACCGGAAAGCATATTGCCAAACTTGAAAACGTGGTTACCTGTGGGCTGGACATTAGCCTCATCAACCTGGAAATCGCCCATATCAAAAACGGTTGCAATTTTCTTGTACTTGGCACGGAGGAACACTTGCCACATTTCGGGGCGTTCGATGTGGTTATTACCTGTTCGGTACTGGATCACATTGAGCATATCGACGAGATCATTAGAAACTTCAAACGGATAGCAAAGAAGGCAATCTATTTAGCCGAAACGTCCGACATCGTGAATGAATACTACTACAATCACGATTTTACAAAGTACGGGTTCCGAAAAGTAGAAGGTACGGAGTGGAAAGGCGAGGACGGAGCCACTTATTACCTGTACGAATGGATCAACGGCGTAAGCCATACCGGGATTCCTTCATTTTCTCACGATGATTTAGGCAAATTCCATATATGACAGTAATCGTAATGGCAGTATGGGGCCGGTTGCCTTTAGTGAAGGTAAACCTGGAACTGTTGGCTTCTCAGGCTTGTGAAGTGGTATGTGTTACCTCACTTCAACAGGATTCGGACTTTATCAGAGCCTTACGACTGCCATACGTGCATCTGACCTATGAAATGAACAACCCCTTGGGCAAAAAGTGGCAGTCAGGGGTCGAATACGCCCGGAATTTGGGTGCGGAAAGGGTCATAATTTTAGGGTCAGACGACTATTTATCGACCGGATTTGTGGCAAAAGCGGAGGTACTTTCGAGGCAATACGACTTCGTTTACTTCGATAAATGGTACATCTACGACGCAAAAAAGGGCCAATCGTTCGCTTTGGACTACCAAATGGAGCGATATAAGAAACCCCCGCTCGGATCTGGCCGTGTTTACTCGAAAAGACTACTCGACCGCCACAGCTGGCAGATATTCGACACCGGACGAAACAACCATTTGGATAATTTTATTTGGGACAACCACACAACCGAAGATAGAAAGCTGATGAACCCCGAAGGCATGGCCATACTTGCTGTTAAGGGACATTGGGAGGCGATGAACCCGGTAGATGTAATTCTTTCGACAGAGACGATCAATTGGGACATTGAAAAAAACATTGACCGGCACTTCAATTTTGGTAAACCGATAAAAGAGATATTCAAAAACTTATGAGGAGTTATCAATCATTTGCGGAATAAGCGGAGGATATAACATTTCACGTGAAACCGTTGAAAAGATGGTAGCACACCAAGGGTCACGCGGCCCTGACCATTCCGGTATTTCCCAAATCGGGAACGTAATCTTTGGCCACAACCGATTGGCAATAGTTGATAAGAGCGAGGCCGGAAATCAGCCGATAAACCTGAAAAATGAAAACCTATTCGTTTACAACGGGGAAGTGTACGAGTGGGAGAAACTTTTTATGGCTGAATCTATTGCCCCAAAAGTAACAACGGACACGGTTGCAATTTTTTGGGAGCAAATGATGGCCGCTTTTGGTGACCGTAGAGTTCCCAACAAGTTCAATGGAATGTTTGCTTATGGGTTTTATTCGGACTACAAAAAGGAAATCCTAATTGTTCGGGATCGTTTCGGAATCAAACCTTTGTACTACTACCATTCCGGTGACGTTTTCGCCTTCGCATCCACCCCGGCGGCTGTCTCGCTTGTGAAATCAGATTGGGACATAAGCAAAGAGGGAATTTTGGAATACCTCAGCCTTGGAGCCACACAGGAACACTCACTATTCGATGGAATCAAACAGGTTCCCCCCGGTCACTATGTAACATTTAATTGCCTGACACATGAAATCAAAATCAAAAGGTGGTACTTTCCGAAGTTTGTCGAAAATGCAAAAAAAGAGATTGAAGAAAGGGTTATCAAAGCTATTGACAGAGTCAAACTCACCTGCGATGAGCCGCAAATCATACTCCTATCCGGAGGGATTGATAGCAGTCTTGTGGGCTCTCGATATACTGGAAAAAGCGCAATCCATCTTAGAAGCCCGGAACAAGAATACGCGGAGCAAGTTGCCAAAAAGTTCGACATCAAACTCCACACGGTCGATCCGCAAGAAAGTAGCGCGGAAACGGACCTAACGGACTACATCACCAAGTCCGGTGACCCAACTATGGCCGGCCTCATCCCCTACATCACCTGCAAAGAGATAGCAAAACAAGGGTATCGTGTAGCCATTACAGCGAACGGAGCCGATGAATTATTCTTTGGGTATAATCGGATGACCCAACCATTTCAAGAGCAGGTAGAGCATATTTTCAGGCCGTTTGCCCTGCCTAAATTCAGCTCAACAGGATCAGACGACCGTTTCCCGCCATCATCAGCCCGGCAGATGTTTGAAATTGACACCTACCTGTCCCACGACCTTAACAAAACGCTGGATTTCGCCTCTATGTGTCACTCGGTAGAAGTTAGGGTTCCATTTCTCGACCATGAATTAGTCGAGGCGGCAATGTCAATTCCAGAGGAAAAGCACGTCGGATATTACGGCAACAAGACCATTCTAAAGAAAATGCTGATTGATTTAGGCTTTGATGAGTGGTTTGTCCATCGTCCAAAGGTCGGCTTTTCGCTTCACTACTCCCCGGGTGACTGGCAAAGTTTAGGAGACAAGGCAATGAAGTGGTATGAATCAACGGACTACCCGCAGTTAACATCAACCAACGGGAGACATCAGGCATATCACCGGAATACTGTAATTGGATTGTATTTGTGGCACAAAATCTATAAAAAGCAATGATCGAAAAAAGGGTGTCCGCGTTCGACATTTTCAATAGGATCTATGAGGATAATCTTCGGGCCTCGAAAACAAACGAAGAAGCATACGACAAAGCGGAACAATCCTTCCGAGCCACATTCGGCATCACCCAGTATTCAGGATACGACAGTTTTAGGACGGTAAGGTCAAGACGATTAAAGCGCAAGAATCACAAAGACCGCGACTTCGTGTAACTGACTTACAAATGAAACTTTGTCACACATTTAATAAGTAGTGCTAACGCTCCTTTGTTGCACGATCGCGACAAATGGGGCAAAAGCCACTCGTACAAAGATTTTGGAATAAGTACGTTTGGGAGACAAGGGGTTCAGGTGAAACTGTTAATCTCGAAAATCCTAACGTACCCTTAAACGGTTTCACTATCGCCGAAGTATTAGGCGGTGGGAGGCCATCTACTGCCGGGGTCATCGTTACCCCGGAAAATTCACTACAACTGTCAGCCGTCTGGCGTTGTATTTCAATATTAGCCGGTATCATTTCCTCACTTCCCGTCCAGGTGTTTGCCGAAACAAGCACCGGACGGGAGTTGGCTAAGAAACACCCGACTTACAAACTTTTCAGCCGTCGGCCCAATCCGCTCTACACAAAGTCGGTGTATTTCGAGCGCGCCGTGTATCACTTGCTGATGCGCGGCAACCACTACGCGGAGATCATTGAGAACCGCGACGGGTCAATCCAGAGGTTCGACATCCTCAATCCCATGCAAGTCACGGACATCAAAATGTCTGGCGGCAAGCTGTGGTATTCCATCAAAGGCCGCGATCTGCCAGTCCCCGGAGACCGGATGATCCACGTACCGAATTTGGGCGAGGATCCAATCGCGGGGAAATCTGTCATCACCTACGCCCGCGAAGACCTCGGGATGGAAATGGCCCGTAGGAATTGGGGCGGTAAGTTCTGGTTTGACGGAGGTAATGCAAACGGGCTTTTAACACCAAAAATACCTTTAAACGATTCTCAGCGCGCGCAAGTAAAGGACGCATATCGCAATGCCAAGAGGGAGGGCGGCGATGTAGTGATGCCGTTTGGATTCGACTACGAAAAAATGTCTGTCGATCCTGCGGACGCTGAGTTTATCATGTCGGGCAATTTTTCCATCGCGACCATCTGCCGGTGGTTCGGTGTGCCTCTTGATAAACTCTCGGAATTATCCAGGGCCACCCATTCAAATATTGAACATCAGGCAATCGCATTTCTTCAAGACACCATCGCTCCGATCATTCACAAGATCGAGAATGAGTACACCACCAAATGCTACACCATGACAGGGGACTACGACATAGGCGGCGAGGAAGATGTTTATATGCAGTTCAACATGGAGGCTTATATCAGAGCCGACACCACCGCACGGGCAGAACGCAACCGCACAGGTATTCAAAACGGGTACATCACCCCTAACGAAGCCCGTGCAGAAGAAAACAGAAACAAAATGGAGGGAGCGGATAGGTTATTTATCCAATCCAACATGATGCCTTTAGACAAGGCAGATACAATCCTATTGAACAAAACTAAACCGGCCCCTTTGGCAAGGTCACTTCGGGAGAACGTGACTGAGTTGGCAGAATTAGCCGAGGCCGAATCAAACAGTAACGGTAATGGAAAACATTAGACTGAAAGATTACATAAAGGACATCGACCCGAGGGCCGAGCGAAGATACTTCGCCCACGACCTCAAGATGGAGAAACGCGATGACGGCGATGGAAATGACAACGAAAATGGAGGCGTTATATCAGGGTACGCGGCGGTATTCAACAAAGATTCAGAGGATTTCGGCGGATGGGTGGAGCGGATTGCGCCCGGTGCTTTTTCTAACGTCCTGTCGGATTCAGACACTGTTGCACTATTTAACCATTCAATAAACCATCCGCTCGGTCGGAACATGGTTAACGTCACCCTGACTCAGGACGACGTGGGACTGTTCTATAAAATCCAGATGCCAGATACAAACCTGGCTTATGACATTTTGGAACTCGTCAAAGGCGGCATTATCAACAAGTCATCTTTTGCCTTCACAGTAGGGTCCGAAACTTTCATGAAAGGCGACGATAAAGCCGGCACGCCAAACATGAGGATCATTAACACGATTGAGAAACTCTACGACGTTGCCCCGGTGACCTATCCGGCCTATCCTGACACCTCAGTCGCTTCACGGTCATTCTCAAAGTTCAAAGAACAGACAGAGGCAGAAAAGAACACCGAAGAAAAGAAAGAAGAAATCCGGGGGGCGATAAAATACATGAAGCGTAGCGGCTACATGGGCATGAAGATTCGCCAACGCAAAAAAGCTTTTTCAACTGACAGTAAATACAATTTCTAATTTTTTAAACACTACAAACAATGGCAGAAAAGAAACTCGAAGATTTGAGTTTGCGGGAACTCAGAACTAAGGGAATGAAAGTGGTCTCCCAAATGGAAGACCTGAAAAAACTCCGCAGTGCTGATCCGACAAAGGATTGGACAAAAGACCAAGAGGAGCAGTTCGACAAGTGGGATGCTGAGTGTCTTGACATCGAAAAGGAAATCCGCTTCAAGGAGAAAAAAGAACTCTTTGCCGCACAGGAAGCCCGTAACGCGGAAAGCGTACTCGACCCGAAAGACACCTTCGACCGCTTCGATCCTACCTTCAATCCTTCTTTGCGTCAGGTTAACAGCGTGATTCGCAAGGTTGAGAAGCGCGGTGAAAACGTGAAACTCAACAAAGAGGAAGCCCGCGTGTACCAAGTTATCCAGAAGGAAAACGAGGTATTTGCAAACTTCTTCATGCGTGGCATGGACCCGCAAAAACTCACCGAAGAAGAGCGCGCTATTTTCAACAACATTGAAAAGCGGGTTGGTGCTCAGTCATTGACTACCACTGCCGGTGGTTACTTGGTTCCTCAGGGTTTCATCCCTCAGGTTATCCGGTCAATGAAGTACATCTCTGCATTCTTTGATGAATTTCAAATTGGCCCGAACGGTGATCTGAAATCTCTGTTCTATCTGGTTCAGACTGATTCCGGTAACGACTTGCCGATCCCTACTGGCGACGACACTTCAAACACCGGTGAACTTTTGGGTGAAAACTCCGATGGTTCCAGCTCTACGGCTGACCTTGTTTTCGGTCAGAAAACCTTCAAGGCTTACAAGTACAGCACGAAGATGATTAAATCTTCTACTGAACTTCTGCAAGACTCTGCAATCGACATCCCCGGATATATCGCCGATATGTTCGGTTCACGTGTTGGTCGCATTCTGAACAGCCACCTGACCACAGGCACAGGTACGTCACAGCCTTCCGGTATCATCACCGGCGCAACTTTGGGTAAAGTAGCTGGTTCATCTGGCGCAATCTCTTTCCCTGAAATCATCGACCTGATCCACTCTGTGGACGTGTCGTATCGTCGTCGTCCTTCGGTTCGCTTCATGTTCCATGACAAAATCCTGGCCGCATTGAAGAAACTCGTGGTGGCATCTACCTACAACGGTCGTCCTATGTGGTCTCCGGGTTGGGATCAGACAGCACCGCCTACCATCGACGGCTATCAGTATTTGATTAACAACGACATGGATTCTACCCTTACCACTGGTAAGAAGATGATTCTGTTCGGAGACATGAACGCTTACGGTGTTCGCCTCGTGAATCAATTCCGTTTGCTCCGTCTGCAAGAGCGTTACGCAGAATTTGATCAAACCGCATGGGTAGGCTTTATGCGTGCCGACGGTCGGATCCTGAATGCGTCTGCCCTGAAATATTACAGCGGAACGTAATGAATATCCTTCTTTTCCTCGCCGTATGGAAAAGACCGGAAATCACCGAATTGTGCTTCATGGGTCTGCAAAGGCTCATGAGGCACAAAGGGGTGAAAGCCTTCGCGGTCATTTCAGAAAAAGAAATGATTCCGTTGTGCGAGAAGTACGGCATCATGTATTACGAACACGAGAATTTGCCTTTGGGTAGAAAAAAGAACGTGGGTTTGGAACAGGCAATGAAACTCGATTTTGATTACATGATTGAACTCGGAAGCGATGATTTGATTTTCGATGAAGTACTGGAATCCTACAGGCCACACATGGAACGTGGGGAAGACTTCTTCGGGAGCAATCAAATGATTTTCGTGGATGCGATCACTGGCGATTGTCGCCACTATACGGCTCAGGAGGCACAGTACGGTTTCGGTTGGGGATTAGGACGATGCTTTTCAAGAAAGTTGCTCAATCAGATGTCAGGGAAGGTAAAGGTGAAAGGCAGAACTGGCGTGTATGCGTGTGGAGAAGTGTTGGGCGAAGGCCAAGAAACATTTTTACCAAAGAAGTCAGCCGATCAACTGCAAGCCCAGGGGTTTGTGGAGATCATCCCGTCGGAAAGAACCTTCTACTTATGGGACGACCACATAAACCGCTCCCTTGATAACAACTCAACAAACCGACTGATGGAAAACGGATTCAGATACAAGATCGTGGAGACGCCGGAGCCGTTTTTGGCCGACATGAAAAGCGACGAGAACATTTGGGGGTACAACCCTGAAATCGGTGGACAATTTGACACCGAAAAGTTTCTTTCAAAACTGTCTCAACAGGAAAAGTCACTGTTTTTCGCCAACCAAAAGAAGTTAAGGGCTAAGAGAATCGAGAAAGCGGCATGAAAGTAAGCGTATTAAAAACAGCCCCCACAGTAGAGCCTATCACATTGACAGAGGCAAAGTCACAGGTACGTTTGAACTCATCGAACACTACCTATGACACTGAGTTGACATCAATGATTACTGCGGCTCGTCAGTGGGTGGAAAACCGCTACCGTATTTCGATCATCACCCAGACGCTTGTTCAGAACCAGGATAACTTCTACGAATCATTTGACCGATACCCTTTAGACGGGGTGGCCTCTCAGAGATATTACACTCGTTTCCCGGTAAAGATCACCAATAACCCGGTTCAGTCAATTACCACAGTAAAGTACATCGACACGAACGGAACGCAACAGACGCTTTCAGGAACAACAGACTACGCGACGGCTGGCCTTATGGCTCCCGTAGTAGGTGGGCATCGTAGCGTTAAAACGGCCTCAATCTATCCGGTAAACAGTTGGCCCACTTTCAAATGGGTTCCGGAGTGCGTAGAAATTACCTACGTCGCTGGATTCGGCCCGGATGCAACCTATGTACCGGAGTTAGTGAAGAACGCCGTAAAGCGTGTATTGACCATGTACTTTGAAAACAGACTTGAAGAAGGCACAACGGGCGACCGCTTGCAATTCAAGCTTATTCATGACGTGGACATGATTATGTCAGGGTATCAAACTTTCGACAACGCCAACATCTATGCTTAATGGAGTTGACCCACGAAAATTTGATGTCTATCTCACGTTTGAGAGTCCGGTTAAGACGGCCAACGCAATCGGTGAAAACGAAATCTCATGGACGACTTACGGAAACTGTTTCGGGCAAAGAGAGTGGCGTAGAAGCATGGAGGCAATCGAAGCGCGGGGTGTTGTTGGAAATGACCTGGTGGATTACAGAGTACGGTACGATTCGGGAATTACAACGCTTATGAGGTTTAAACAGGTCAATGAGACAACGTATTTCTACATCAGAGACGTACAGCATTGGCAAAGAGAAGGGTACACATTGATAACAGCAGAAAGAAGGGATAACCAATAATGGCACAGAAACAATATAAGCTGATCTCGGCGGCAACGACAAACGCCAAAGTGATTTCAGCACTACCGGCAACGGTTACGACGGTGAACATTTACAACGCTAACGCGGCGGCTCGCTACGTGAAGTTGTATAATAAGGCAACCGCACCGGCCCCGGCAACTGACACGGCACTACTTGTAAACATCATCCAGATCCCGGCCACAAGTTCAAAAGAATTACAGTTGGCCCCGGACGGTTTGCAGTTCAGTACGGGTTTAGGCATCGCCATCACCGGCGCGGCTCCACTGAACGACGCAACGGCCATCGGAGCAAGTGATGTTTTCATTTACGTGCTGTATAACGACTACACCTGATGTTTACCGTCGAATTACAGGGCATGGACAAGGTTAGAAACTTGTTCAAGGACATGGGGGCAGAATTAACGCCTTCCAAATTCCGATCAACCCTGGACGACGCGGGAAGGATCATTGTAAAGGAAGCAAAACAGCAAGAGGAATACCCCGGACAACTTGGTGAGGCTTTTAAAAAGGACTTATCGGTTTACAGGGACACAAGGAAGTCGGCAAGAAATGTAGAGTGGATTTTGGTAGGGCCAAGATTTAAACCCTACCTGATCAACGGAAGGCAGAAGAAAGCGGCGATGGTGGTTCAGCACATAACGAGCGGATTCACCCAACACGCCAGAAAGACAAGCGCGGGGCTGAATAGAGGTGTGGTTAGTTCACGGTACGTTGTGAGAAACCCTATGATTTCAGCCTTCAACGCAAAAAGGAACGAACTGAACGCGGGAGTTCAAAAGGGAGTGGTAAGGGTGGTAAACAAGTTAAAAGCGAAGTATAGCGTATGAACGGGGACGTAGCATTTCAGGCACTATTGGCCGCAGATACTACCTACCAAACTCATGTCGGGTCAGCAACGCCGAAAATTTTCTACGACGAAGCCGACCAGAATACTCCGCTACCATTTTCAATTCTCACCCTTGACAGTATTGAGGCATCAGACACAGATACAGGCGTTTCAACGCTTGACTTCGATCATGTCACAATAACCCACTTCGCGGAAACAAAATTGAAAGTGGCAGAAATGGCCTTTGATTGCCGAAACGCGGTAGATCGGAAGGCGGGTAAGTATAACGACATAATAATTGAATCGGTGCAATTCGAGACGCAACGGAGTGGATCGGAATATCTGGTTGACAAAAGGGTTTTCACCATTGAACAATCCTTTCAGGTCATGACACAGGCACAGCACTACTTCGATTACTATTTCGATTTCCAATTTGAATAAACAACTTTTTAAACTATAAGCAATGGCAAAAATTAACGGTAGTAAAGTCAAGATACTTTCATCTGGCGTGGCAATCACCAACACGCAGAACGTAAGTATCGACATAAACGGCGCGATGATCGACGTGACGACCAAAGATTCAAGCGGATGGAAAGAAGTCCTGCCCGGATTGAAGGACGCTCAAATGTCGTTCGACGGGATTGTGGACGTAGCGGCGGC